ACCATTAAATTTTCTATACGATTATCAAGAGTATTTTTGTTTATATGGTGAACATCTTCTCTTTTAGTTAGTTTTCTACCGAGGTGTTGTTCCATTAAATGTCTGTGCTCGCTAACTCTTTTACCACCTACCCGTATTAGTCTATAGCCCTTATTAATCGACCCACCCTTCCAAGAAGGGTGTTTTTCTCCTCTGACCCAGTTTTTACTCAATGCTTCTATAGCTTTTTTCCTGTGTTCTGGAGACAATGGTTTGTGTTTGTAATATTTTCTTAATTCCTCTTTTTCCCCCTCTGCAATATGTGGTGGAACATAACCCTTTGGTCTGTGACCAAATCCATGACTAGCAATATTGTTGTGTTTTAACCACTTATGAACAGTCTGAAAAGCAACCTCACACTCTTCAGCTATCTGCGAAAGGCTTAATCCTTCGTCTATATAAAGTCTCCTTAATTCTTTGGGGTTGTTTTTTAGTGATTTAATCATAACAGTATTATGACTTAAGACATTCACTTTGTCAACTTGAAGATTTACACTCTGCTAGCCGATGATAGAGATCCTTCTCCTTGGGATGACGCGGTAGAGCGAAGTTGCAACAGCTCAAAGTTAGCGTTAGTTTCTGTTGTGGTAATCTCAACTTGTAATAATCTGATTGATTTAAATAGTTGGGTATACTTGGTAATCTCATCACTTGTTACGATGACTGATCCGTCTGAAGTACCCCATTGGGCTGTGCCGAAAGTGTCTGCTCCCCATCCGATAGATCCTGAGACTGCTGAGCCTGTGATAGTGAAAGACTTGATTGATTCTGTGCTACCGTTTCTAAGTTCTGCGATGATACTTACATTGACTGAACCTTGTACGTTCTTAAATAGTGCATAGAAGAGTTTAACAATCTTGAGTAGTGACCATTCTTTGAAGACTTCTTTGTTTGTTCTTACTGTCTTTTGAATAGCTGTTCCCGTGTCTGTATTAAGAGACATCTCAAAGGTATAGACCTTGTTATCATTAAATGAACCTAGTACCCATCTTTCAGTACCTGTTGAGTCGGTGTAGTTGGTCATGTGAGAGATACCATAAGGAGTTTTCCAAGGTCCTGTCCATGCTCCACGTTCTCTATCGTATACAATCATCTCTTTTCTACTAGGGAATGAGAGGATATATTTCTTATCTACATACAAAGCAGTAGCATTCTTATAATCAGTATCATTTAAGAGGTCTAAATAAGGCCTCATCTTGGCACTAACCTCATTGGTACGGATAACATTTAAGAAATTAGGCTCAAATCCTGTTACATATAGACCATTCCTACCAAAGTAGAAGGTATCATTCTCAACTGTTTGGATAGTATCTTGGTTACTACACCCAATAGATGTTGAAACAGGTTGATAAGTAGGATCTAAGAGTAAGAAGTTTCCGATAGTAACTGTGGTTAGCTCTACTCCATAATGAGATGTGTCTTTATACACAATAATCTTATCTGTTCCAGGTTGTACTGCTATTCCTGTAATGTCTTCTCCTGAGTCTGGGTCGATATAAATGAATCCACCACCATCTAAATAGTTAAATGAATATTGCTTGGGGAATCTACCTGAGATTAAAAGTTTGTTTGGGTCTGATGCGTCTACTGCTAGTAACCTATCTCTGAATTTAGTAATAAAGTTACTCTTAACACCACCTGTTGTATTAGTAAGAGGAGAAAGAATAGTTTCACTTGTTACTCCACCCCTGTCTACATACTCTGATATAGAAGGTCCTACTGCTGCCAACAAGGTTTCATCTGCGGGAATACCTCTATAAATCTGATATCCCGATACATTTCCTGTTGCTAGTGTCCAAAACACTCTAACCTCTGTATCACTTAAGTCTTGAGGTAGTTCTGGTAGTTCTACTGCTGTTGACCCTGTTGTTTCTCCACCATTCTTTGAAAGTGTAGTGATTCTCCATGAGTAAGTAGCTGATCCTGATGCACCTGAGAAGTTAGTAGCTGTTACTCCTGTAGGAGCTGATAGGGTTGCGAATATAGAAAGAGTAGCACCTGTGTAGGAAGCCATTGGTCTATCCTTACTTACAATATAAGTAATTCCTCCGAGTTGTTCTGCTCTTATGATTGATCCTGATGGATATGATTGACCACTAATCTGAGTTGATCCTGTGCCATTTTTTTTAGCTAAGTATCCTTCATCTGTTAAGGCAAAGAGTTCATTAGTACCATCCAGGGTATTTATATATGATCCAAAACCTCTAACTGATCCTGTGGCATTAGCTGTGAAGTAGTTATCAGTACCCCATCTACCAGTGGCAACACCACTACCTGTAAGCATGACGTTGTCAGCAATAGATAGTTCATCTCTGCCTAGCTCAGTAGGTCTTAAAAGAAGGTTTAAACCCTTTTTGAAAGTACTCCACTCTGCTGTGACATCCCTCTTCTTTTTGAAGGCTGGTGGTCTAGTATTTATTTGTGGCATTTATCCTCTTGCTTTTCCGATACTCCATCTATTACTTCCAGTTCTACGAACACTATTTTGTCCTCCTGGTGTTTGAACCATATTTCTACCGATCATATTTCTAAGTAATCTTTGTGAGTTGGCTTCTACCTGTGGGAATCTTTCATCTGATCTTGACTGTAGTACTAGTGAAATAACCTTTTGAACAACGAATTGATCGTCTGGTACTTCACAAACATCTGTGAGGGTAGCCATATTGCTAGGTTGTCTTTGGTATGTGAGTGAAAGAGTAGCTAAGGATGCCATACCATTGAAGGTAACAACATATCCTTGGTTATCATTGCCTTCTACGTAACAGTATTTTTCATTAACATCTTTTAGGGTTCTGTCTGAAGGGATAATTTCTGGGAAGAAGTTTCTATTAGCGTCTTTAGGTATACCCTCAAACTCTTTGAAGTTGGTTAAACTTAGTGTGGTATTACTAGCGACCGCTGTTAGGGGTGTTGATAGTTCTTTGAATCTATAAGAATCACCCCATTCTCTAACTGCTTGTTGGGCATAGGCTGTTCTTACTGTTAAATCATCACCTGTAGGAAGAGAAGCTTCTAGGTCTAGGTATGAATTAGCATCAATTAATATTTGTTGAAGAGTACGTGACATAGAGTCACCATACAATGAGTCTCGTTAGGTTATCAATCCTACTTGAAAGTTTCTTTTTCAGCTTTAATTCTCTTTTCTTCCATGTCTAAGTAAGCAAATCTAGCTAAGTGTTGTGTAGAGTCTCCAAAGGTAGGAGTTCCTATTCTCATTCTAAGATCACGAACAGCCCATTTAATATCCATTGGGTCTGTGGCTCCATTCTCCTTAGCCCATTCAACTAATGTTTTAACTTCTTCGTTATATTCACCATCTCTTAGGTCTAAGACCTGTTTTACTGCTATGGAGTCTATTTCTCCAGGAGTACCACCATCTATTCCAATAGGAGAGTTATATTCTTTTTCTATTTGCTCGACCTCTGTGAGATCTGCCTTTACTATTTTTATATCCATAATTACTCCCAAGGGAAGTCTTCAGTTCCATGATAGAGAATTGGAATTGGATCGAACCCCCACTTCTTAATATATCTTTCTCGGTTTTTCTTATCTACTGAGCCATTGTCATCAAAGCTATGAATAACTTGGCCTTCTTCATGTTTAACTTGTACGGAGTAATCTCTTGATATTGTATGTCCTGATTTGAATACTCTTGTCCAGTAGTCTACATCTTCATAATTGTATGGGTGGAATTGTTCATCAAAGTATCCGACTATGTCTAATGTCTCTGGCCTAAGCATGAAACAACAGGCAGGAATCCAAGTTTTAATCTCTTCTGGTTCTGTTCCTGATCTCATGTGAGTGACGGCAGGCATAGAAGCTAGTGAGTTGGGGAATAGTGTTAGGGCGTTGACCATACAGTCTAGCCATCCTTCTGTGACAAATACATCGTCTGAGATAACTACTAAGTAATCACCAGTAGCTTTCTTTAGTCCATCATTCCAACCAACAGCACAACCTTTGTTTCCTCCAGTGTGTCTAATATAGATGTCTGCTTGTTCTTCTAGGTATTCGTTATGGAATTTAGAGTCATCATCAACAATGATTAGTTCGTAGTCTTTGGAGAAGGTCTTGATATGGTCAATACACTTCTCAACCATCTTAATGTGGCGTTTCTTTCTTACAAGAGTTGCTAGTATTATACTGAATCGAAACTTTGCCATATTTCCTTCCAATTGATAGATGGAGCCATATAATCCCTAACCATGTGAGTTGACAATGAAGGGATGGCTGTCCATAGTTGGTGTCCATTTTTTCTAAGATCTATCCAAACTTGATCGTCTAGATATCCATGACTGTTTAACATATCTATGTTTTCTTTTACTAATTTAGAGTGACAACCCCAACTCATTACATTACGAGCAGACTTTCTAAAGTGATGGTTATCTACTATTCTAATTTCGGTTTCTCGTGGATGTATATCGAATCTTGAATAAAAATCTGGATGATCATAGGCACTAACTAACCCCAACTCCTTAATTGATTCTAGTATTAACTTTCCAGAGTTAGGCAGATAATAGTGATCACATTCATTAAATAGAACATAGTCATCTACTTTAGAAGCTATCTCGTAAGAGTTAAGCATGGCTTTATTCTGACCGTCAGTAGTCTTGATGATCTCATGCTCCCAAGGGAATCTCTCTAAGTAAGAGTAATCATTGACGTGATCGGCTAGGAATATAACTTTAGGCTTGATGTCTGAGAAGGCGTTAATAAAAGAATCTAAACACAACTTGTTCAACTTAACCTTATCTGTTTGATAGATAGGGCTTGGGTTAGAACTTGGTATGTCTGTTATTCTGTAGATAACGAGCATTTTTCTCCTATTACTTGGTCAATGAAGTCAATCATTTCCTCTGTGATACTTGGATGAACTGATAAGAACATTCCATTGATCATTACATCATCTGAGTTAGGTAAATCTCCATGTTTAACATAGTTAGTATTTTTATATGCAGGGTGTCTAAGGATATTACCTGAGAAGATAGTTCTACACTCAATGTTGTTCTTTTCTAAGTGATCCATTAACTCACCTCTCTTAATACCTCTGATCATCATAGGGAATGAGAACCAACATACATCGGCATCTTGATCAAACTCCATAAGTTGTAATTCTTTGTATTTACTAAACCTGTTGTATAGAGACTTAAAGTTTTCTAGCCTTCTCTTACGCATCCAGTCAATCTTTTTAAGTTGAACTCTACCCATAGCACATTGAAGCTCTAAAGGTTTCATGTTGTAGCCTATTTCCTCATAGACATATCTTGATCTGTAATCCTCTGGTAGTCCTTCATAGTCATATAGTTCATCTGTACCAGTAGCACGTCCCCACTCTCTTAGTTTCTTAACAGTGTCAGCTAATTCTTCATTGTCTGTTAGAACAGCTCCACCTTCACCAGTTGTGATAATATGTGCTGCGTGGAATGATACACAGCTTAGGTCTGCGTATACATCAACGTATTTACCATCTATTAATGTTCCATATCCATCACAGTTATCTAGCACGATGATACAGTCATCACCAACAATATTACGTAGAGCTTTAGTATCAACGGGATTAGAAGCAATGTTGACAGCAATGACAGCACTAATCTTTTCATGTTGGGTAGCTTTTTTAACTTCTTCTAAGTCTAGTAATAATGTCTTAGGATCTACATCTATTACATAGGGAATTAGTCCACATTGAATGATTGCATTGAAAGCAGTAGGGAAATTGACAGCAGGGATGATTACTTTAGAACCCTTTTCTAGTTTGAGTGCAGTAAGAGCAATAAGTAGGGCTGAAGAGCCAGAATTGACTACTACAGCACGTTTAACACCAGTATTTGATGCTAGTTCTTCTTCAAAGGCAATAGATTCAGGACCAACAGTCCATCTTTCACCGTTATTAGATAACATTACGTCCATTACAGCTTTAACTTCTTCTAATCCAAGGATAGCTCCACCATATTTAATACGATCTTTAATTTGTTCAAACATTAATCTCCTTTTCGATAGTTATTACAGGGGGTAGTTCTTTTTTTTTAACCCAGTTCCAAGTTTTAATTAATCCTTCTCTTAGTGGGGTTTCTTTATAGTTAAATAGTTTCCTTTGTAGGGTATGATCAGCTAAGAACATTGATATCTCTTGAGGTCTTGCTGGTTTCATCTGTACTTCTGTGGTTAATCCAGTTACTTCTTGTAGGATGTCTGACAGTTCTTTGATACTAATCTCATTCTCTGCACCCATGTTCATAGTCATGTTGGGAGAGTATAAAGAGTTGACCATTACTTCTACAACATCATCGACATATGAGAAGGCACGTTTCATCTTACCTTCACCAAATAACATATATGGTTCACCTTCCATTAGTTTACGCATGAATAGAGCAACTACATTCTTGTATGGGTCGTCCATCTTCTGTCCAGGTCCATAGATGTTGTGAGGTCTGAATATTACATATTGAAAGCCATACACCTTGGCCATTATCTTAAGGATCTGTTCACTAGCTAACTTATTAACACCGTAAACATCTTTAGGGATAGTAGGACCATCTTCTTTGTAAGGAACTGTTGCTTCTCCATAGACTGCTACACTTGATGTGTATAAGAACTTCTTAACTCCTACGTTAACAGCTGATTTTAATACGTTGACGAAGATACCGATATTTCTTTGGGTCATATCTACAGGAGATACTTGACCTCTGGCTTCTGCTGCGAAGGCTGCTAAATGATAGACTACTTCTGGTTTAAATTCATTGAATACATCGTCTACTTTCCTTTTATTTCTTAGATCATATCCGTGTTGTCTTGATAGTCCTAAGACTTCATGTCCTTGTTTCTCTAGTTCTTTTACGAGGTTTGATCCTACTAGACCAGTATCACCAGTACAAATTATCTTCATAGATCTCCCCAAGGTTTAATTATTTCTTCTAAGTGAGAACTCATCCATTTGACACAATCTTCATCCGTTACTTCTTCTGGTATTGTGAATTGTAGGTCAATTTTCTTCTCTATTTCAGGATCTCTTACGATTGGTAGATTACCTTTTCTCATTTGGTCTACCATCCATACGTATCTAGGGTCATTCATTCTTCTAGTACGATTAACACTAGAGCCACCTTCGTCTACTCCTAGAGTTGACCAATGATCAATACAGATACACTGATTAGTGTCATCAACCCAGAGATTATAACCAAGAGCCTTAGCTCGATAAATGATTTCTGTGTCATCCCATCCAAGTGCTTCGTCATAAAACTCCCAATAGCCATTCAAGGCTTTTAATGTTGATAATGGAACAGCTCCGAAGTTCTGTTCAAAGTCTCTTATTACGTCTGATCTTCTAACTCCGTTGTTCTGTATCCTGATATTTTTCCTCATAAACTTACCTATGACATCTAGTGATCCATCAAACCAATCCTCTTTGTTATCCACATTAGGTTTAATCTTAGGAGCATAGTAGTTATCACATGGAGCAATGAAGTCTCCTGGGTGTTGTTTACTAACTCTTAGTAGTTCTTCTAGGCTCGTTGGAGTAAGCAGGACGAAATCTTGCAAGAAGACGAAGAGGTATCCTGATGCTTTTTCAATAGCCAGATTATTTGCATTGCAAAGACCATAAGTCCTATCAGTACCACCTTGATGAATGTATTTAATATCCAGATTGTATTGTTTTGCATATTTATCAGCTATCTCCTTCCTACTTTCTTCTTGACCATCTACAATTATAACCTCAAAGTTGGTGTGAGTCTGAGAGGCAAGGTTACTACACATTATGTTGAACCACCCGTCCCTAATTGAAGGAATAAAAACTGTTACCTTGTCATCATGCTTGGTAGGTTCAAAGTCCCACTCTTTAGCAATGTTAGACCAGTCATATTTACGTACAAACTTCTGGCATTTAGTAACCATCTTCTTCCATCTAGGTTTATCACCCATGATAGAGAGTAACTCTTCTAGGTATTCTTCTCTGACTCCATCGTTTCTGATGTCACCTTCTATTAAGATTCCTTTACAAGCAGTCTCTTTAAGAGCTCCTAGTGTCATAGTGACAGGTAGTAAACCGTCATTTTGAGCTTCTAAGGCTGTAATACAATTAATTTCTGTAAATTCGGTAGGGTACGCCCAGATTCCACAATTCATTCTAACTTCTTCTAGTTTATCTTTACCAACTCTTCCATGCTCTGTAATACCATCTTGTTTCATTAACTCTACCTGAACTTGTTTCCAAGCTTGTCTCTCTTTGTTGTTGGCAGTAGCTTTATCAAATAAATCCCAACCATAACAGATATCTAATGTAGCATCTGGATACTTGCTCTTAATCTCTTTCCACATAGAAAGGAGTATATCTAGAGACCTATCATACGAACTTCCATAAAACAACTTATGGTGTCGGGGCGTGCTTAAGTGGACTTGTTTTAAGGTTGTGGTAGTGTTCTTTTTGGTGTTTTGAGTTGTTTTCATATAATTCTAAGTTTTCTATTTTATTGTTTTGTTTATTTGCATCTTTATGGTGGACAATCTCATCAATACTAAGATACCTCTCAATTTTGTCCTCAATAACAAGTCTGTGTTCTCTAACATACCCGTGGTAATCACAATTTGGATGCTCCTTGTTCCATATTAATATATATCCGTCTTTATCTATTCTTTTACCACCTTTCCATCTTGGATTTTTACTCCCACTAACATCAGCGTGGTTGGATGACATATTCTGTCTGGCTTCCAATCCCATTTTACGCCCCTTCCAATAACCCACAACTGTTTTGTTCCATTTCGATTTACAAACTCTATTACAGAATTGTTTTTTGTATTTCTTAATTTGACTGGGATACTTCTCAACATCTTTATTACACTGATGACATTTAACTGTTTGCATAAACTAATTATAGCACGTCTTACGATAAGGGTAAACCTGTCATAGCTCGATCCCCAGAAGAGTTTATGGTGTTTCATTTTGTTTCTATTAAGTAACTAGCTGATACAAATCCGACAACTGCCCAGATTGTATAGATGTCTAAGTCTCCATCGTTAAGAAGCATAACTCCTCCTAATATTATCACTGCTGTAGTAGCGTGAACAAAAACCTTTAATGCTTTTTTCATACGTTTATTCCATTACTTATTATTTGTATTTTATCATCTGGTACATCTAGTAACATATCTCTATGGTATTGGCTTTTAACCATGATCTTATCTATGGCATTAATTATGTGAGCTGGGTAATCTACTTGGTTTACTACATCATGTAGATCAACGATAAACTTATTACACTTAATCACTGGAGCCATGATAGGACCTCTCCACTGTATAAAGATATTAAACTTATCCCCTTTGTTGAAGTAGTACCACGGTAAGTAAGTAACTCCACCCTGTTCTCCCATGTGTTCAGGATCACCGTAAATTGTGACTTTATAACCCATATCAACCCATGCTTTTGATAGCTCAATGACTGCTGTCTCTGATCCTCCGATACCTTTAGACAGGCTTTTAGAGTCCCACTTCTCGAAGTGTTTACCTCCGAAGTTAGCAAAGTAACAAATCTCTTTGTCTCCCCATATCCTTGGGCTGGTTGTTTTCTTTCTATGATTGATTGCAAATGGTTGTTCAGAGATAACTAGAGGTAGTGCGTTTAACATTCCTCTTATAGATTCTTTATCTCCTATGTTCTCTAGGTAGTTAAGAAGGCTTAAGGTATTCTCTGATGCGTTCTTTAAGTCCTGTCTGTCCATTAAGAAGAGTAAGTTTTCATGGTTCTCTTCAAGAGGTTGTTCTTTGAGTAGAGCTTTGGCAGCTTCAACAGCACCATCAATGTCTTTGTCTACTTGGTATTTAAGTTTAAGAATGATTTGAGCTAGTAGTACCTTTAACTCTTTAGGGTTGCTGATACCTGCTGTCTTGCTATCTAGTTTCATTTGACCACATAGTTCAGTCCAATGTCTTGCTTCTCTGTTACGTCCTACATTAAAGTAGGCTAGAGCTAGTCTTACATAGTGAAGAGGTTGATGAGGGTACTCTGAGATTGCTTTGTGTAGATATTTAATAGCTTCGTGGTTCTTACCCATCTTAGTAGAACAGATAGCCATGAGGTCACAAGCATTGGCTCGTTCTTCATCCCATCCACTCTTAGTGAGGTATTCTTCGCCCATCTCAATACAAAGTGGTAGTAAGTCTCCACCTAGTTCTGTATAGATCTTCATTAGGTATAGAAGTGTTCTAGGATCGGCAGTATCTTCTTCACGTTCTTGTTTGAGTTGTAGTTCTAAGATTCTCTGGTTACGTTGCATCTTTTCTAGTGATTCATCGGCACTGGCAGTGTGCATAACAGCCATTGGTCTATCTTCTTGGTGATAAGGGAACTTAGTATAGTTATTCTTTTGTCCTTCTACTGGAACTGGTGTTTCGTGTAGTCTACCCTTCCATGTAACAACTCCTGGTCTAATAAGTCTTTCTCTATAGTGTTCAATGTCTACTTCTTTAAATGTTTGTAAGCTTGGCTCACCATCGAAGGAACAACCGTACCAATATGCTAGGAATACTACATCTTTACCATTAGTCTGTGCTTGTTTGGCTAATTCTTGTAAGTGTTCACCACCTACTAAGAGATCATCTGCATCTTGCCAGTAAATAAAGTCAGTATCTTTAGGAACTCTGTTAAAAGAATGGTTTCTTTGTGCTGAAAAGTCATCTGTCCAAGGTAAATGAGTGTAATCTATCTCTACATTAGGAAATATACCTCGAGTAGACTCAATGAGAGCCTCAATTTGGGATGTTTCTTTACCATTGGATGTGATCTGAGCGAACTTGACGTAGGGAAGTACTGAATACAGTGATTCTTTGAATGATTTAACTTCTGAGTCGTCTTTAACGATGATACTGAAGGATATTTTAAGCATAGTTACTAGTCCTTAGTTCTGGTATTTTTTTTGATAGGGGTGTGTAGAATCTTTTGTCTTGAACTTTAACCCCTGGCATTAGTATTCTTAAGATTCCTTCAAATCTGACAGGATATGCTATTGAAAAGATACCACCCTCTTTGATGGATTGTTTAACTGTTCTTTCGTTATCTCTTTGAAACTTTGTGCTTTCTACAAACTCTTTATGTTCTAGTGGGAAAAGTGATACCCATATTTTATATGCTTCTACTGATAGTTCTACGATTGTTTTATTGGCTACTTGAGAGTTACCTTGATTACCTTCTACTCTAACACTATCATCTATGCCCATTTTATTAGATTTAGTTATTAGATGGGAAATAGCAAAGGCTAATTCTTGTTCTTTTGCTGTTAGGCTGAGGCTCATGTGGGTAGTATATCATAGTGGATAATTCTTCTTATTTTATATGTTCTAACGGTTAATATTGTATGATACATTTTTAATAAACAAGTGTTGTGATAAATAAAAACTCCCCCTGTTAAGGGGGAGTAGTTGACTTGTTATTCGAGTAAAACTGTGTTTACAGCTTATTGTCAAATCCAGTCCTCTTAGCAGATGCTCTTTGGGCGAAGGATACCTCTGTGAATTCAGTGGTATACATACCTCTCTCTGAGTGACCTACTCTTGCAAGTGGGACCCATTTAGGTTCTCCGCCTACTAAGAATGAGTGTTTAAATGTTTCTTCTCTAAGAGCATATACTGCGAGAGCATTACCCAAAGTAGCTGAAACATTAACTGCACGGACATCCTTATGAGGGATAATCTTAACTTCTTGACCAACTTGAGAGTCATAGACTCTGATTTGATTAACAAGTTTCTTTTCACTAGCATCGATGTTTCTAGTAAGATTAGAAGTGAATCCTGAGATTCTTCTACTAATGATCATAGGACATACGAGGATATCTGCGATGAATTCCATACCGACTTCATCGTAAGAATCTTGCATCATATCGTTAAGCTCTATTTCTGTGAAAGAAGTACCAGATGCTCTGAATGTAACGTTGGTTGAGATCATGTTGTCAAAACCATTCATTCCACTAGCAATACCTGATAATCTAGCAACTACATCACCATTAACAGAGACGAATTCCATCTTAGCTTTTAATCTCTTAAGAGCTCTATCTTTTTGAAAAGACATAGGGTCTTCACCAGTGATGGTGCTCATTCCTTTGGCTGTATCAGAAATCTGAATTGTCTCATCTAAGATGACAGTATAGTTATTAGTACGTGTTGGAGATGATAGATCGCTATATGAAGCGTCTGCTCCTTCGATAACACCTGTGACTGATGTAGGACGTGCTGTGTTGTATGTAGACCATTCATGCAAAGCATTTGTGGCTGCAGGAGCAACTCCTAAGTTAGTCATAAAGTAGTTATCGGTGTTTGGTGAAACGTCTTTCAGAATAGATAGAAGTGAATCCACCTTGTCTGTAGCGTTTGCATATTGTTTACCGAATGCCATTTTGTTCCTTTATATATATTATTAAGACTCCAGTCTTCTCAACCTCTCTGCCATGGCATTGTCGTCATGTAGGGATCTTGCCTTAAGTGACTCAAAGCTCTCACCGGTTGATTGTCTTGGTGTCGTGCCTGATACTGCGACTTGATTTCTTTGTTCTAGAACCTTTTGAGCTTTTACTTCATTAGGTTGAGTCCTAAAGTACTTTGAAAGTTTACTTGCTGATGCCATTGCGTCACGTGTGCCTGATGTTACCATCTGTGACGTTAAGTCATTCCTTACAAGTTCATATGCTTCTTGATTGAAGCTTTCTGACTTGGGGTCTAACTCTGGATAAGATTGATAGAGAGCTTTGGTTTCGCTGTTAATCTCGAATCGAGATATACGTTCCTCTGCTTTCCTCGCCCTTTCATTAGCCTCTTCAGCTTGCTTTCTTGACTTCTTAGCCTCTTCTAGTTCATTCTTCAAGAACTCAGCATTGACATATCCTTGATCATCCACCAGCGTTGGTGCTGGTTTAACCTCTTGCGGTACTTGCTGGTTGTAAACAGGTTGCAACTGAACTGGTTGCATATATTGCTGTTTAGTTTCCTGCGGTACTGGTGCAGTAGGTGTACCAAGAAAGTCTAATACAGAAGGTAGATCTTTACGGGCATCAAGTTGGTGTTTAAGTTCCTCCTTTTCAGCTTTAAGTTTCTCGAACTGTTCCTTTGTGCGTTCTTTAACACTTGGGTCTAGTTCACCCTCCACGGGTTCTTCTGTTGGGGTCTCTGGGGTGGACATAACCTCTGCGGTTTCCTCGCTTTGAGGTTGCTCTTGAGTTTCCTCTACAACAACATCTTCTTGTCCGTTTTCGATTTCTTCAGGCATGAGAAATCTCCTTTAGCTCGATTGAATAACTGCTCTATTTTAGGTCAGAGCATACGACCCGAGTTAATTATTCTTATACACACATTGAGGTTAGGTTATCAATACTATTGAGGTTGGGAAGCTTTTACGATGTCTATTATCCTAGCACCAGTATATCCCACTGGGCACTTCTTACATCTGGCTTCAGTTGAGGAGACTACATATAATTCATGTTGGCATTTGGGGAAGTTTAGTTCAGTCTTATGAGTTTTACCTAGACTGTCATCTACTTTATTTAATGGAGGCAAGTTGTTGGACATTTTGTTGTTCTACTCTAATAGCTATTTGACGTGATCTTTCTTCTGCTCCTGATAGTTTATCTATGAGTCTTTCATAACCCTTAGCAGTTCCATAGGATAAGAAGTACTCTCTTTGAAACTCTTGTAAGTCTGCCTTAGGTTCAATCCACTTATTAGATATAAAGCTATTGAGGTAGGGCAGGAGGTGCTGTTGGAAGTCCTTGTTGTGCCATAGGCGATTGAATGCCTGCTGGTTGAGGAGCTCCTTGCTGTGCCCCTGGATTCGCTTGTTCTTCTGCTCCTGGTTGAGTTTGGATTTCAGTGAAGAATCTTGTTGCGTCCTTAGCACCGCTTGCTTCGAGGGTTTCAATGATGATTTCTTTGGCATTAGGTTTTACTCCTTCTTGTGCCAGTAATTGTAGCACAGTCTGATTGTTGAATAGTAAGTCTGTAGCCTGTTGTCTTGCTGCGGTCATTTCTTGATCTGCACCTGAAGCCATACTCTTAACATCTGGTATGTAATCAAATCTACCTTCTAAGTCTTCTGGTAATAAGCTCAAGTCTGCTTCTTGTCCACTCTCATCAATAGTCATTTTAGGTTTAATGATGACCTTATCTAAGTTCTTCTCGTTGGGATTCTCTACAACTGGATGAATAGGAGTTCTAGCAGCGTCCATCATGGTATTGATCTGTTGATCACTGACTTCACCGTTCATTTGAGTAACTGTGTCACCGATTAGTTGTAGATCTTCATCTTTTACAGTCATTTGGTCTAAACCAGACTGTTTGAAGAAGGCAAAGTCCTTTTCACCTATGATCTTTAGTACATACTCGTGCATATCAGTGTTAGCAAAGAGGAACTGTTGGTTATTAGATACCCACATGCTCATCATGTCTGCTAAAGCGTCTGATAAAGCGTTCTGGTTGTCTTGATCTCTTACATTCTGTTGTCTTTGAGTGTTCTTGATCTCTGTAGCAGTCTTATCGTTACTAAAAGGGTCTACACTTCCTACTCCTTGGCTCTGATCACCCATTGCAGTGTTAAATGCTGAGATTAATGAAGAGTAAGTTGTTTGAAAGTATCTTAATGGTTCACCACTACCTTGATGCTCTTGTACATTATCTGTTTTATCCATGATCCAGAGAGCTTCAGGACCCCATTCTATTGTTTCCATCCTTACACCTGATTCAGTTACCTTCAAAGGTGGTTTCATATGGATGTTCATTGTGTCTAAGAATCCACAAATGGTGGCTTGAATAGCTCTCCATAGTGGTAGTACACTCTCAACCTCTGACTCACCCCAAGCATCATCGCTTAGAGGGAAGTATTTAAGCTGAACAATAGGAATCTTGCCATGTTTATATGGGTTATCTATTTCTCTTAATAAGACATTGTGCTTAGGTGAGAAGGTTATCCATTTATCCTTACGATATTCAGTTACTACTTCAACTACTGGGAAGGCGTGGTCTTCACCGAGCTTATCATCTAATCCTTTTAAGGTTTTGATTCTTGATACATAGTTATTATCTCTTCTATCCTGAGTTTCTTTATCAATGTTCTCTTTAAGTTCTGCTAGACCTGGATACTTTGGTTCACCTGGGAAGGCGTTCTCATTCTCTAACTCTTCTAAGCCAATAAACTCACTGACTTGAACCCAATTAGTATCTCTAACATTGTTACCATTGATCATTCCTACATTACGT